CTTAGTTTCTCAATGACCGGCTTTATCAGCCGATCGTTGTCCATCCACGCTTAAGTCTAGTAGAGCGTGGCAAAACTACTTCGGATGGTTTCTCATCAGGTTGCAGGCAAGCCTTAAGCAACCGATGCCAGCCGTCCAAGGACGTCTCACGACGTCTGGGTTGGAGTTTGAACCCCCAAACCTGGACGCACTGCAAGGATGGCCTCGACACTGGTAGTGGTGTTGGTACACCAGCCCAATCATCGATTGTGGCCACCGGGGTCGTTTCTCGTCTTTGCCGTGACCGCAGGTGATTATCCTGGATCGCGTCAACTAGAGAGCGAGACCAGCGTCCGAGCGCGCCGCTTTCCCGAGTCACGTACGGTAGTTTTCCGAACGCTTTCTCGAGTCTGCAGAACACTCGATCCGCCGCACTTGTATAGCCCGCGTCGCCAAGGTGATTAGCCAAAGCAACGTAGGATGCAAATGCAGACCCATCCGACCACCTCCCAGTCCATAGGGCCTTTAGCCGCAAAGGAGTGACATTTTCGCCGTTGTAGGCGTCAACACCACACGATTCACGGAAGTACCCCGTTGCATACGATTTGGTAGTGTTCACCTTAAGGCGCGCACTTTCCAGGGATCGTATGGCCACGTGAGTCCAGTCGCAGGGGACGATAATATCGTCGCCATAGACGAACACACGATGGCGAATTTCGCTCAGTGGTAGCCCTGTGCTTCGATGCACACCCGCAACGATCAAAGCCCAAAAGACGAACGCTTCTACAGGAAAGCATAAAGCTGACCCCATAGGCGCGAATTTCTTAAGCTCGATCTCTCTCCCATCTGGGAGTAACGTGCGGGAAGTCCTCGTCGCGAGGAGGTATCGCAGTATCTCGCTATGTGCGAACAACCGCTTAACCAGCTCTAACGAGACGCGGTCTGACGCATCCTTCAGATCCAAGGTCGCATACTCACGAGTCTTTGAGGACTCAAAAGCAAGTCTCCCATTCACTGTCTGATCCGTAAAGTTGATCTGCCCGGCTGTATGGCGATGAGCCTCTAGCCAAGCTGACAACTTCCTGCCCAATCCTTGCTGTATGTACTGGTATTCCAGCGGTTCAGCAGAGATTAGTCGAGGGCCGCGTGAGTCTTTTGGTACGAGAACAACCTTCGCGCGTCCCGCTCGGGGACATCGTTTCAATTGTTTGTACCATTCGACACGATCACTAATTTCGCGACTACCCCCTACTACGTAGTAACTGTAGTAGGGATACGCCTGGTGAATTGGGTCGTAGAGCCTGTGGAAATTCCACTTCTCTTCCAACCGTTCACCGGTCGCAACCGATCCGGGTCCGTGTCTTGGCATGATGTCCTTAGGGTCGAACCCATCAAGAACATCCCGGATAATGTAACTCGCAGCGGCCAACAGGCCACTGGTCATCTCATCACCCGAAATCTCCAGTTCGGACTCAGCAACCACAAAATTCTCGATAATTCGAGCTTCTTGTTTCGCTTGATACGGCAACTGGAGCTTATACAAGACAAAGCACACCTGTCGGATGTGTTTTACTACACCAACAGGGATACTGTCCCGGAGTCCACCACTTTCATCGAACACCAGACTAAGGTACGCCTGCATAAAAGCGGGTATACCATGGCGACCGTGAGCTCTGTTGAACTCACTGGGAACCAAGAGTCTGGCCGACTCCAAGCCCTCATCCAGCGCTTTCCCAAGCTTGGGTAGCGTTTTGGTGAGGAAGGAGAGGCCCTCAGCCGCGGTACGCTGCCTTACGGTGAGCATATCGCGCTGGAGAGATTTCGATGTCGTGACGGCGCATGGATCCTGACTTAGGAGGTCGCACACGAGGTCAACGTAAACGTCGAATTGGCTATTCTGGGTATCCATTTTGGAATCCCTCCAATAGCCCCGTCCGGCGGTACCCGTGGACTTAGTGCGGAGAACGAAACAGCAGGACTAATTTTCCCCAATCATGAGCGAATTGATGGCTGCAGAGCCAGCAAGCCCAGAACCGGAGAACCCACCGTCGCTAAGGAAGTCGATCGCGTGAGCGACCAAATCCCGAACGTCGGCAGCCGTGATGTGAGTCCGCGGAATAGCAATGGTCACATTGACCACAGCGACTTTCGCGAGCCCATTGAGATCGTTCCGAGTTGCAGTAAACTGCACAAGGTGACGATCCACAACAGCTGTACCTTTACCGGTTGTCGTGTGTTTGATCACAAACAACTTTGGCTCGGCCAGTGTCGTGTTGACGTCGATCCGAGTTGATTCACCATTAGTTTGGCTAATCAACTTGAATGTCGACTCGGCGCCTGCTGCACCGTCCAGATTGATTGTACCGTCGAACATGGGGACACCTCATGACTATATATTGCTCTCTAACGGTTGGTCTTAGACTTTGACCAATGCCGCGAGTAGCACCTGCTTCTTCAGGGATAGATCGGTACTTAATAATTCAACTAAGTCGATCGGAATCCCTAGCGACCTACGATACCGTTTCAACTGCACACGGCAAAGTTCAACGTTGTCTGACGTCAAACCAGACCATTGGTTATCTTGTGCCACGCTAAAGTTCGCTTTAAGCGCGATGCTATGGGAAACGTCATAAACGTCCCACTGCTCGGATGGCTTTATTTGAGCCAACCGATCAAGTAACCCTGAGACATTCCATACCCAGTCTATGAGAAACGTCATTGGCAAAGCTTGCCAAAACGCTTTCAATGGGCTGTTCAATCCCAGTGCAGAAGAAACTGCCCGAAAGAGTCCCACATCATCGTCTAGGTGGTCAATGTAATGCAACAGGGTTGCACTAGCACTATACCTCAAAGACGCGTCAATGAGAGTCGTTCGAAGGCCCCAAGACCCTAGCCTAAACATTGTCCGCCATGAACTAACGGTTGGATCCGTAATTCTAACGGCATAATGCAACGGCGTGGGCTTACCACGGGTCCGCTTGAGCCAGGTAAGCCTGGCTTCGGCTTTCCCCAAGAGGTCGAGAAAGTAGCGCACATCTTTCACAAGTTGTGTCCACCCAAACTCCTCAGTTAGGTAAAGGCCAGCGATGTCTTTCACACGATCACCTTTTAGATGCGGCACTAGCTGCCTCCAATCGATGATGCCTTTGACGAACTCTACAGGAGAGAACTCAGAGGGGAACACAGTACTGAATGAATTAAACGCATCCAGATTGTTGTTCGCGAGTGACGATTCTTCCGGGAGACCAAGGATGCCGTCAAAATGATCGGCCGCGAGGGGCGCAAAGAAGTACTTGTCAAGAGTGACGTTCCTCCCTTCGGTCATAAATGGACGATACAGCTTCGGGTTACCGAAAACTTTCCAGGAATGGTGCTCACAGGGTTTTACGCGCGCCTTACCTTTGTAATCAGTAAGATGCGAATAATAATCTGTAGAGTATACATCCCCGATGTTGCCGGTTCCGTAGTCCTCGAAATCGAAAGCTACATTCGGAGTGGTTACCGTATGTTGCTTAGATCTAATACGAGGAACGAAAACGTCCATGACACATCCTTTCGCATAGGACCATGCCGCTTTAAATACGACACGGAGACACCCCCTGAAAAGG